GTTGACCTCTGGGTCAACTATAAAAAAGTTCTTGATGATGTTTTCCCTGAGTTTAAATTTGATTCACGGTGGTGTGAGTGGACAGGTAAAGGTGGTATGCAATTAACAGCAGACATCTTTACTGCTCCGCATTTTATAAAGTCAAGACGAGTAGATATCTACAATAAAAAATGTGATATCTATAACAATGTAATCTATCCTAAGACAGGGAGTTATCTTCCCTGTTTCGGGATGGATCTCATGGGTTTCCATGAAAAGAAAGTCATCATTGTATTCGACTTTCAACATCCAGTTGAAAAGTTTTTATTTTCTTTACCTAATTTACCTAAAGCAGAAAGAGACTACAGGTTCTTTGAGATGGGCAACCATTTTTCAGAGAACATTTTTGTTAGGTACTGTACCTTTGATGAGGTTGATAAATATCTACCAGAATTCAGAGAGTACCTTGAAACTTATCGTAGTATGATTGATGAAGCACTACCAACTGGTGAGGACACATCATTCTATAAAGACTTTGATATTTACATGAAGAAACTTGATCCTATCTTAGGATATATGACAGGCATCTTCGGTAAAGAAAATGCTGACAGAATGATGGACGAGTTCTTTTTCTCTTATGCCGATGAAAACAGCAGGTGAGGTTGCTGGACATCCACTATGGATGTTACCAGTAATGATGTTAGCAATTCTCTTATTGATAGAGGGTCTTCACACCTCTGCTCACTTACATCAAGAGATAGATGTACATGGTATCTGTAGGCAGAACAAAGAGTACATTGAAAGCAAAGAAGACAGTTACTAAACTGTCACAGGGGGGCTACGTTTCCCCCTTTTTTTGTGTATAATATGATTATAGAATCTAAATAAGGAAATGCTAGTAGGACTATTACAGTTGGCAGAAGCAACTATGATAGCAACAACACTGTCTATTGGACTAGTTGCTACAGGTCATTCTGTTATCAGTGGTACAGCACCACCAGACCTAAGTACATTCATTACATCTGTTCAACCACCATATGAATCAGATGATAAGAGAATATATCCTGACTCTACCAAGAAGCAGAGAGGGGATGAACTACCTGAACTAATCTCTAAGTAAAAAACTAATGACAAATTCAAACTTTACACCTGAGTATAACAATGAACCAGTGCCAGGCACTGAGGTGACAGAGCAACCTGGATTGTATCCAGAGAACATTGCACCTGATACTCCTGATGGTGTTGTTAACGTACCATATCCAACAGATGATTCTGCTAATGGTAGTGTTACTTTCGATGCATCAACTGCTGATGAAACTTTTACAGTAGACTATCCACCAGCACCTCTTGATCCTCGTGTAGATCATGTTCTTGGTTTGCTAGAAGAACTTAATGCAAAGGTTGAACATCTGCTAGAGCATGCACATAAAGAAGCTGACTGTTGTCCACCACCAGAACCACCAGTAGTGTACGAAGGTTTGGTAACGTTACAACCTGTGCCACAGACACCACCACCAGAATACCAAAATTGATTTTTCAATTCTATAAAACCCCGAAAATTTTTCGGGGTATTTTTTTGCCTAAAAGTTTTTTATCCTACCCACTTAGGTATGTAAACAAAAAACAGAACACAACCCCAGAATGTTACAAGGGCAACGATGTCTGTAAGTCTTTGGTTACCTGCTAGTAAGAGTCCTAGAATAACTCCACCAAGCCAGACCCAATCCATTGTTGAATGAAACTTCTTCCATCCATCACCAAAATCTTTGATGAGTTCGTCTCTTAATTGTGCAAAGAATTTAGACTGGTGTCGCATGATAACGAACCCTTCATTAAATACCATCACAAAAAATCCAATCCAAAATATCATACTGTTGAAGTTTTCTTTAGTGTTGACGTTATAAAGTCAGATGATTCTTGATACTTGTTAGTCTTCTTGAAATCTGATAAAAATACATCGATCAATGCTGGTTTGAGTAGATATATCTCTCTGTATTTTTCGTTCTTCTGTACTTCATAATCATAATTATATATCACCCTTGCCAATGCTGTGCCTGGTATACTAACAGGACCAGTTCCATTGTTGAGGTCATGGAAACTAGTATACCATGTGTAATTTACTTTTAGACCAGCAGGTATCAAAACGTTACCTTTGATGTCTTTATATTCAATAGTTTCGTAATGATGTACACCACTGTATGCTTTGTCACCATACTTATTTTCGCTATGAATTCTTATAGCATTATCATCCATTGGTAAATCATAACCAGGATTCACCATGTTATTTGTTATTGCTATCACCCAATCATAATTTACACTACCATAAACTTTATCCGAAATAGTATCTAATCTTTCACCTGTTTGCAAGACATACTTGTCAAAGTATATTGCATAGTCATATATGTTTTCATCTATCTTATACTTCTTGAAGAAATTCTTCGCAATGGTATAGTCAGCTGATGAAAATGGATAACTGATAGGAGATTTAGTATATTCTATACTAGGTAGTAATGAAAAGAACATTAGAGTGAGGGACCGCTGTTTGTAATGTCATCTCTGAAGACAAGTTTTGTCTCTAAGAAATCTAGTGATAGTTCTGTTGCTACTGGTGAACCATCTTCGTAAGTAGCATATGCTCCATCAGGAGTATAGTTTACTTGTACTCTTGTGATAGCACATGTTTTATATTGTGTTAGGTATGGGTGTCTGTTACCACCTTTCATAAATGAAACTCTACATTGATGTGGTATTGTTATGAAGTTTCCACCACCTATAGCAGGATCATCTGCATCATTACTTCTTCCAGCATCAACTAGTTCTTCTGCTAAGGATTGTTTTTCCCAATCTCTTTTACCAACAGAACCAAAACCTGGTAGCGAAGCACGTTTGAACGTGTTACAGATTGTTCTGATGACTTGAGCTTCTTTTTTATCATGTGGAGTCATCTTAAATTTTAATCCAAACTCTCTTAGATCTGGTCTATCGAATAGAACTTCAACGTTTGGGTTTAATATCACACCTCTAGTTGCTCCAGTAACATCATCCAAACTTATATTTCCACCGATACCAGGAATAGAGTTAACACCTTGTGTAAACAATGATGCAAACGCAGTTCGTAAACCTTGAGGAACATTATAATCTCCTAGTTTATCGAAGTCTCCATTAGCAGCAGCAATTACACCTCTACCAACGTTACTAAATGCTTTAGCATTCCATGAAGTTTTATATTCAGTTGATACATCTTGAGGCATGTACATGATGATTGGTCTGTACTTTGCATCATCTTCAAATGGTTTGAAAGATACTGCTGATTCATTGTAACTAGCATATCTAGATCCACCTGTAGCAATTTGTACTGCTGAATCATCCACACCAGGAGGGACACCAGCATTAGCCCTTTGTTTTAAGTCATAAAACGGTGGTAGATATTCACCAAATTCAAATAAAACATAGTCACTTTCTTTGGTTATATTATCATCATTAGGATAACGTAATGAACCTGTTGATCCACTTGCTTCTCCTCTTTCTTTAATTGTAATTGGATTACCTGTAACTGCTTCTAGATTAAGGTACGCAGAACTATTTTCTTCGTCTGGTATTTGAAAACCACGTTCAGGATACGCACCATTTTCTGCTACCCATTCATTACGTAACTCCTTAATTTTGGTCTTTGTTTCAAAAGTTGTTAGTAGTTTATCTATCTCTGACTGAGTAGCATAGGAATATACAATGGAAGAACCAGAAGTACCAGCGTCCCTTGATTCCTTATAGAATGTATCAGTTGTTGCATCAAAATAATAATACTCTGAAGAGGAAGCGAAATCATTTTGTTTCCAAGAGTCACCCCATCCAGGTGCAACAATTGTTGTTGCTGTATTTGGTATTGATTCAACTGTTACTCGATTACTCATTGTGCCATTGCTACTGATTCTTGTGTTCCATAACCTCTCACAACTCTACGTGCTTTGATTTTATCGTAGAAGTTTTCATTAGTTTCATTCCACACCTCTTCCTTTCTGAAATTAAATTCAGATGCTTTCCGAGTAATAACAAAATCTTCTATTGGAAGTAGGATTGCTGTATCCCATTCTTCTGCATGAAGATCTAATAATAGACCATCTATATTAGACTTAAGATATTTATGGAAGCAAGCCTTAGGTAAGTTGATTCTACCTCTCTGTAAGTCTCTTATAGCAAGTATCCTTTTCTTAGGTGTTATATAGTGTAGGTTAGCCCCAAAGAATTCTTTTGGATCTGATTTAATCACATAAACAAGCGGAAATTTGTCCCAATATGGTAGATATTTAGACTGTGCCTTGTATTCGAAGAGGAACATGTGACCTTGCACTGCGTACCTTCTCAATACATTTCCATCTTGTTCATCTTCAGAGTCAAGAGAATCATATCTTTCATCTCGAACAAATTTATTCGAGTCTTCCTTGAATCTATTTACTTCTTTACGCACAGCATTTTTATACCATGTGTACGTTTTCTTTTCACCACCAGTTAATGCGGTTATTTTTTCAAATATAGTTTCATATCCACTATCGTTTTTTACAGCAGATCGCTGTATGTCTCCAAATCCTTGTGCCATTGTTCATACTCCTACACTCCTAGGTTATCTTCAGTTAATATTAGAAAACCCATCTGCCTATCTTCACACCAGTCTTCAGCAGCATCCCATTTAGCACGGTTCTTTGCAAATGTTAGAGCAGCTCTCTTGTAGGCAGATGTTCTTTTATCTTTACCATAAGGGGGTTTTGTTTGTTTCTTTGGTTTTATTTCTATGATGTACTTACCATACGTTCCGTTTTTCTTCTTTACTTTAATATAAAAGTCAGGATAGTACCTATGTGGTTTACCATCTAGAGGTGAACGGTATGGTATGATGACCTCTTCGCTACCCCATTCTATTATAGAGGTAGTTCTATCACAAAATTTCATAAAATGTAGTTCCCATGATGATCGGTAAACGATTGTAGTGGGATTACCTTTGTACTTTTTAGGGTTCTTAGGTTTATACAATCCAGTTTTAGCCATATATAATATAGATCTCACGTTTTTATTTAGTGTGAATATTTCGAAAGTAATGGCAAAGATGGGAGCAGCAGGGGGAATGTCCCTTACTACTTCGTATCGAATTAAATTTGCTAGAGCAGGTGGCACTAATGATGCGATCACAATGATGTGTGATGAAGCACAGTTACCTAACGTACAAGCTGCTACTGCACAGATGTCAGGTAGGTATCTTGGTGAAGGTCCGTTTCAGTATCCACACACTAGATTGTTTACTGATGTGTCTCTAGGATTCCTATGTGATGCACAGTTAACGCAGTTAAAGTATTTTCAAGTTTGGTATGATGAAATATTTGGTGCTAATAATCAACATGTTATAAAGGATAAGGCAACAGTTGAAGAGATGCATGGTACTGGAACACCTAATAGATTCAGAACAAATAGATTAAATTATCCAGCAAATTATACTGCTACCACATATATCACAAAGGTTGAACAAAGAGCAACAGATGTACCATCAATCACATATATGCTCGAAGGTTCTTATCCTTATGCTATTGATGCTGTTCCCTTGTCATATGGATCATCTCAAATCACTAGAGTGAATGTTAATTTTCATTATGTTAGACACTCACTGATTTATAGTAATGGAATGGGTGGACTCACAGGAGCAGAGACACAGGTTTTTAACGACTGATATATACCATCAAATTAAAATTTTCGATTCCATGAAATCGGGAAAAAAATCTCCGCACATTTTTCGTTAAAAAAGTCGCATATATAAATATACGACTTGAATTAGTTTTTATGGCATTACCGAAACTTGGGTATCCCACCTATGAATTAGAATTACCTTCAAATGGCAAAACAGTAAAATATCGACCATTTTTGGTAAAAGAGGAAAAAGTACTTTTATTGGCTTTAGAGTCAGAAGACGAAAAACAGATTACATCTGCTGTTAAAGATTTAATCAAAAATTGCGTTATTTCGAGAATTAAGGTAGATTCGCTACCTTTGTTTGATTTGGAATATCTGTTTTTGAGGATTCGTGCTGCTTCTATTGGAGAAACCATCACTTTGACTGTAACGTGTCTTGATGATAATGAGACAAAAGCAGAAGCACGTATCAATATTGATGATATTAAGGTTTTTAAGCCAGAGGGTCATTCTACCAAAATTGCGTTAACTGATGAAATGGGTATTGTGATGAGATATCCAGGTATGCAGAGATTCGTTGAATTAGACTTTTTACAGAAAGAATTGAATGCAGAGGAAGTTTTTGAATTAATCGCTGAAAGTATAGATCAGATATATGACGGTGAAGAGGTATATGATTCAACTACCACTACATTGAAGGAATTCCGCACATTTGTAGATGGTTTGACTACTAAACAATTTGAGTCAATTCAACAATTCTATCAAACTTCACCTAAATTGAGTCATACCTTTACAGTGGTAAACCCTAATACTGGAGTGGATTCGGAATATACAATTGAGGGTCTACAGAGTTTTTTCGCATAGCACTCTTCCACAATAGTTTGGAAGGGTACTATAGAATGAATTTTGCTCTGATGCAGTACCATAAATACAGTTTGACAGAAGTAGAAAATTGGATGCCTTGGGAACGTGAAGTTTATGTAGCGTTTTTAATGCAATATCTCGAAGAAGTCAAACAAAAGCAACAGCAAGCACAGAATGGCTAGATACCAATCAACAGTTAGTGGTGATACGACCTCCTTTATCGGGGGTAAGATTGCTAGTGCTGCTGGTATGGCAAGAGATGAGGCACAGGCACAAGAGAAAGATAGACAATCTGGTCTGAATGTTGCTAATAGTGGTAATTTATTCGGTAAAGCATTATTAAGTGAATTTGGTGGTGACTTATTTTCTAGAACAATAGGTGTTCTTAATCCGAATCAATCTGCTACACAAACTGATAGAGCTTCTAATAAAGCACGTAGATTTGCAGCAAATTTCCCTAGAACAGATAAGAAGGACGAAGAAGTAAAAAAGTCTAATAGAGACGTTGATCGTGCTGTTGATGATCTTTTAACAAATGATGATCACATACCAGTAAAAGATGAAAAACTAAGGGATTATGTCACTCGTGTCTTTGGTGTTGGTATAGATTCAAAATTAACACAAGTAGATGCTAGAGTATCTAAGAGTGTAGATGTTTTATCTGATATAAGGAAGGTTCATCAAGGTAGTGTCAATCTAATGATTGATCACAATGAACTTATATCAGGTAAACTTGATAAAATATTACAGTTATACAGTGATCAATTTGACTTTCAACAGTCTTTAAAAGATAGATCAGAAGTAGCTAGATCAGAGACTGAGTTAGAAAGGAAAAGGGATTTATCAACGACTAAAAGGTTTACAGGTCTTGATACTGGTCGTGGTGGATCGATGATTTTTGGTGCAATATCTGATATTGTAGGTAAAAAGTTATGGAATAAGATAGCTGAAAAGTTAGGTTTAAAAGTTTTACCACCTAAAGCTGCTAATGTTGGTCTTACTAGTGTTCTGACTAGATCTTCGAAAACTGCTTTTAAACATACTAGAGTATCTACTGTTATTAATGAAGTATTTCGAGGAAAGAAGTTTACAAAACAGTTAGTCAAAAACCCATCTAAAGCGTTTTCAGGATTAGCTGAGTCATTTGTAGATCCAAATGTCGTGAGGTTCTTAGAAACTGGTCTTGGTAGAACTAACTTAAAAAAAGTAGCTGCTGGAATAAAATTAGATGCAAAGGGAAAACAGTTAGCAGGTCAAGACGCATTATTAAATGTTTTAAGAGATCCAAATTTGGGTGTTGATGAATCAATTGCTGCTAGTACAGAAAAGTTTCAAAGAAAGGCAGCAGCAAAAGCACAGAGAGATGTTCTAAACATTACTAAGAACCCTAAAGCAGCTGAAGCATTTAAAACCAGTTTGGAAGCAGGTCAGGTACCTGGCGATGAAATTTTTAGAGCAAATAAAATCAATAAAAAACTTGCTAGTAGTACTGGGAAGAAAGCAACTAAACAATTAGCTACTAAGAGTGCTACTAAAGCGGTAGCAAAAACTGGTAAACTAGTACCAGGTGTAGGTACAGTAATAGCATTAGGTGAAGCAGCATACAGAGCATCACGGGGTGATATGACTGGTGCTGGATTGTCACTTCTTAGTGCAGTACCATTTTTAGGATGGGGTGTTACTGCTATTGATATTGCTAGGGATCTTGGATTTAACCCACTTGGGTTACCACCTCCACCAGGAGAATCAGGTTGGCAAGCTCCAGAATTTGAGTCTGGTACTCCTATGTTGACTAAACCAGGAGTTAAAGAATTACACGGTACAGAGAGAATTCTTGGTGTGGATCCTGGAACTGGCATGACTACAGACCACATCAAAAATATTGGTGATAGTATAGTATCTGCTAGTGCTAAAATGGCACAAGATCTTGCTGTCAGTAGGGATGTTGCTAATTCAATTGCAGGTCTACCTTTTACTGTAAAGAGAGTAAATTATAGCACTGGTATAAAGACTGGTCCAGTAAAATCTAGAAGTGATACACAAAGTATATTTGATGTGCAAAGTGATATCAGTAAGTTTAAGAAAGAAGCTGAAACTGCTACTGATGATCCTAGAAAGGAGCAGGCTGCTACTGCTTTAGAAAACCAAGAAACGCAAGATAGTCGTTGGTTAATTGATCCTAGAAGACATCTTAATCTTGGTAATGGTGGTAATAGTGCTATATCATCAAATAGTCCTCTTTTAGCACAATCAGGAGATACCACTATACAATTTCATGGTCAACAAGGTAGAGATTTGTCTGGGGAACCAGGTGTTGATTTTAGTTTTGGTGATTATAGAAATAATTACAATTTATTTGATGGTACAGTTATAGAAACAGGATTATTATATGGCAAAAATTATGGTAACGTAGTAGTAGTCAGAAGTACTGATCCTAGTAATGGCAGACAATTTGATGCTTTATATGCACACTTCCCTAATAAAGGAATTTATGTTAAACCAGGAGATCGTGTGACTGGTGGTGCTATTCTTGGTAAGGTTGGGTTTGTGAGTGTAAGTACGCCTGGAGTTCCAGAACTACAACCAAATAATGCTGGTAACATGTCAGGATGGCATACCAGTGTTGATTTCTTTGAGCCTGGTAGTGCTGCACGTTATTCTAATGCAGATAAAATAATCAATTTAGTTTTATCTTCTAATGGATTAAAACCTAATAATCTTCTACAAAAATTAGCAATTACACCAGTTGAGGAAGTAGTTCCTAGTTCAACGAATAGTATTGTTGAATATTATACTGGTGATCAGTCTCATCCAAATTGGGAACCATATTTACATGATGATGACGTGGAGCATGAACACTATGGATTTTCTTCCACAGAAGAAAGGGATCGTGCAATGGCAATCCTAAGAAAACATGGACTTATAGTTGATCCTGGTGGTGAACCTGGTGATCATACAGAAGGATCATTACATTATGAAGACAGAGCACTTGATGTTCAGTTTGGTCCTCATACTAATTGGAGGAATGAACCTGGATGGAAGATATTGGCTAAACAAATGATGGGTGATAATTCATGGAAGCAGTGGGATAATACTAAAGAAGGTGAAGAAGCGTTTGCTGAATATGTAAGACAAATATTGATTGATAATGGATTCACTGGTATAACTCAAGATGAAGTTGGTCCAGAATATTTTCAAGAACACGGTACTCTTGATTCTGAAAGATTCAATGATTTAAGTGATCCTTTCTTACTAGACAAACAGAAAACGTGGGGTATTCCTGATCATTTACACAAAAGAAATCTAGAATTGCAGAATAATAGCATGCTTTTGGATGAATTAGAGACTGAAGCTGCGAATAGAATTCAGATTGTTGTGTTAAATAATACTATAGTGAACCAGACAAACAATGAAAGGAAATATGTTAACATTTCTGGTGGATTAGATATGAATTTGTTTAGGATGGCAAAACTAGCAGGATAATATGGCAAGGTACAGTAGCACAGTTAGTGGAGATTTAACTACATCTATATTAGGGCAGATAATAGATGCTGCTAGTATGGGTAAGGTTGAGAAAGCTCGTGCTTTGAGAGGTGGAGAGATTTCTGGAATGAAACCAGAGGATTTGATGCTCCGTCCTGGTGAATTTACTGCTCAAGCATTGAAATATAAGATGACTCCTAGATGGGCAAGGAGTCGTAGTTTTGGTAACAAATATCCAGATTATTTTGCTAAGAATTTAAAAGGACAGTTCACACCATTTACAAGTGGTATAAATCCAGAACCAACATTTGCTTCTATAAAGGAAAAGATGGTAGGGAATCCATTTCCTTACATTGCACAGGGAACTGATAGAAAGCATCAAGTACAACCAGAGACACCATTACTATCATCTGGTACTAAGAGGTATGAAAGTACTGTTTCAGAGAAGAAGAAACCTGTAGAGGTTAAGGATCAAAAACTTGGTGTATTCTTTGCTGCTATTGCAGAATCTTTAAACAGGACAGTATCTTCAATCAATGAAAAGCAATCTACTATAGAATCTGATATTGCTGCTGCACAGCAGAGTAATATGGCTCTTGCTGAGGGATTGAAGTATAGTAATGATACTATAGGTGATAAGTTAGATGCTATTGCTGGACTGTTAAATCAGCAATTGCAACTTGCTAAAGATCAGATAGATCAAGCAGAAACTGATGCTGCTGTTAAAGAATTAAAGAAAGAGGATGATTTCTCTGGTACTGAAAGGTATGTTGAGATCGGAGAAAAGACTGAACCAGTCAGACGTGAAAATGAATTGGAGAATATGCTTGATGTTGATAATGATGAGGATGATATACAAGACTTCGAACATGGTGGTATAGCAAGTGGTCCTGATAGTGGATATTTGGCTAGATTACATGGTGATGAACTGATTGTTCCATTAGATAATAATTACACACAGGGTGAACCAAGTGCTGTTGATGGAAAGGTTCGTAGTGTACCACAATATGAGGCAGGTACTGGTGGTTTAACTGCGAAATCTCTTCCAGTACCAGAAAATCCACCAACATCTTCATCATTCAACTTCTTTGCTAATAGACCAACAGAGCATACAGGAACACCTAGTGTATTGAATCTTCCTAAGACTGACACTAACGTTGCTGGTGAAGATTTAATGAAGGCTATGAAGTTACCGTTTGAGGTTGCTTCTTTGGGTATAATGCAAGCTACTGGTAATGCTGTCAGATCGATGCCAGGATTTAGTGACATGAAAGGAACCGTTGGTGCTGTTGTCAGTCCTGTTGCTCAAGCATTTAGTATTAAAGATACCATTAGTAATAAAGTTAATAATTTATTAGAGAGTAAGTCACAACAGACTGAACGTAGGAATACGGAGATATACAAGAAAGAGCAGAGTGAGAACAGACGTGCATGGTGGGATATATTTGGACTGTTTAGAGGTGGTGGCGGTGGTGATGACTATGGTATTGGAGGTCCAGGTCTAAGTGGTGCTTCTAATCTACAGAACTTATATCATGGAACCAGTAATGCTAGAGCAAGTGGTATATTCTCAGGTGGATTTAAACCTAGCAATGCTATGAGTTGGGCTGGTAAAGGTAGATCATTCCTAACACCAGATTTCTTTGATGCTGCTAAGTATGCTAGACCTGGTGCTACTGGATTGAATCCTTTCAGTGTTAAAGGTCTTCCAGGAACTGGTCTCAACAATATGATGAATAGCAGAGGTCAGGTATTAAATGTACTACAACCTAGAGGTGCTGGTCTTAGATTGCCTGGTTGGTTGAAACGTTTAGGTTTATCACCAGAGGTTGCTGTCAAACCTAAGCAAGCAACTAAGGGATTGAATTTAGCTCAGAGATTGTTAGGTGGAAAATATCCTAATAGTTCAACTGCTAATATGGTTAGAGGAATGATGACATCACCAGCAACAAGTAGGGGTGTGGGTATGATGAGTAAGTTGTCACCATTACTTCAGGGTGGTATGAAACTTGGATCAAAAGCACTTGGTATTGCAAGTTTTCTTACTGATTTTATATTCCCAGATCCAACTGCTCAATATGATCAGATGCATGGTCCAAATGCATACTATAATGATCCTAGATTTACTGGTGAGAGACCAGAGTGGGCTCCTCCATTATCCAGTAACAAAGCAGATATTGTTGACTTAGGATCTAAAGAACATGTTATGAATAAATTATCTAAGAAAGATGTTGATCCAGCAACGTTTACCGTTAATAATTTGGATGCTGCTAATCTAAATCAATCAAATGAAGCAATATCTCATATTGATAATATGGGTGAATCTCAGGTCGATCAGTACCAATTTGTTTATTCGGCATTTAAGTAATGAAAAAAGCAGAAGATTTTGAAATAAAAACAATTGAAATAAGAAGAGTTGGTGAAGACCATGCAATAGAACCTTATGCCAAGTTAACTGATGTTGTTCTTGGATTTCAATATTTTGAGGACATAACTACACCATCAGTATCTGCTACGTTATTCATATCTGATAAGGCAGCAAATCTTCCTTCTTCTATGCCTATACAAGGATTTGAGTTGGTTACTATGGAACTCACTGATAGGAATGGTAAAGATCATCAGTATGAGTTTCGTGTATGGAAAGTTGGCAATAGAGTTTCTACAGAAAAAGGTCAAGGATATGTTTTAGGTTTGATAAGTACAGCAGGATTAATTAATGAGGGTGTTAAAGTAAATGCACTATTGAAAGGTACAGCAAATACAATAGTCAAAAAGGTATTACAAGATTATCTTAATATACCTGAAGCTAAGGTTAGGAGTGATGAAGCAACTAACATAATGAAGATATTCCCTGCTGGTAAGTCTCCATTTGCAGTTATTAGAGATTTGCAAGCTAAAGCGATTTCTAAGGATTCATTTGCTGCTAGTGGTAATAGTACTACATCATCTATAGACATTGATGCTAGTGATTCAGTTACTGCAAGTTCTGATACAGCAGAAGATACTAAACAACTTAAGGGTAGTGCTGGATATTTCTTTTGGGAAACTAAAGATGGATTTAACTTTAGAAGTATAGATTCATTGGCATCAAAAGATCCAAAGAAATTTGGTGGTAGTGAGTCTGTTGCAACATATGAGTTTGCTCCAGCAATGGTAGAACAAACAGAGGCATTGGATCCATATAAGATACAAGAGATTACTTTTAGGTCTGAATTGGATATATTGAAAAAATTAAGAGAAGGTGCATACTCTGCTGAATGTACGTTTTTCGACATAAATACTGGTGTTCTTACGGAGTATACCTATAAATTAAGTGAAAACTGGGACAAAATGGGTCATCTAGGTACTGCAACAAAGTTACCTTGGGGTCAAGAACAATTATCCCAGTATCCAACTAGACGATTATCCTCTGTCATTAACCACGAATTGTGGCATAATGGCACTGAAATTGCGTCAAATGAGTCTGAGGCAGATAGTGATGAACCAAGTGAAGTTACCGATAACCAGAAGCAATTTCTGGTACAATCTATAGCACGTGCTGGTTCATTGTTCAATCAGCAACTGATGATTTCGATTCCAGGTAACTTAGATCTCAGAGCAGGTGATAAGGTCACAGTTATGATACCGAACCAAATACCTGAAAAACTCAGGGAAACTGAAGGGGATTTCGATCCCGAACATAGCGGTGTGTATTTGATCAAAAAACTCAATCACCAGTTTGACAGAATCAAGATGAGCGTTTATACTGTACTGGAACTTATTCGTGACTGCTATGGTTACGAAGACACAGCCACTAAGTAAAGGTAAATTCATATGAAATCTATAGAAGACCATATTAAAAAAGATCAGGAGATCTTACAAGATCCTCAGACAAATCCTCAGATGCGTAGGCATGTTGAAGGAGAATTGCATGATTTAGAAGATTATGCTTCTCACCATGCAGCAGAGATTAAAGCAGGAGATCACCATGACCCTAATACAATAGAACTATGGTGTGATCAACATCCAGACGAACCAGAATGCCTAGTATATGACGACTAAACATGGAAGGACTTAATCAACTATATCCAATCCACCAAATTGGATCTGACGGGTTCGCCTGGTGGATCGGACAGATTGAGTCGCCTATGCATTCTAAGGACGGCGAAGAGAATAAAGATCAGAAACGTTCTGGAAGATATAAAGTCAGGATCATAGGACATCATCCTAGATCATGTAATGCAGTAAAGAGTTCAGATTTACCATGGGCAATCACTATGATGCCTGTGACTACTCCATATTCATCTGGTGCTGTGCGTTCAGCAACGCCACAGTTGGAGCCAGGTGATTGGGTTATAGGGTTCTTTTTAGACAAAGAACAGCAGCAACCTGTTATCATGGGATCTATTGGACAGGTCGCTAATTCTGGAACACCACCAGGAGAAGATCCTAATCCTGGAGAAGGTTGTAAGAATCTCACAACATTTGTTGATGAAAATAAGAGACAACTAGATCAAGAAGTAAATGAAGTTGTTGAGTATAGTGTTACTGATGCAGGTGTACCTTTAGATGGTAGTAAATCTGAGGGAATTACTGATGGTGTTAATAATCTAACCATAGCAAAGTTTGCTGATGCATCTGAATCTAATAGAGCAGGTATCAATTTTACAGTTGAAGTTGCTGATAAGTGTCCTGAGTTGCAGGGAAAGTTTAAACGTCTCTTAAGTGAGATGCTTCGTGATACTCAACAGAGTAATGGTCAGTTAGGAACATATGTTGTTAACCAGTGGACTGGTCAGATCACTGACTATGTTGACATTGGCAGAAAGTATGTAAACAAAGCTGTACTTATCATTAAGAAATTCATTGCTAAAGTTAAGGGATTTGTATTAGAGAAGATTAAGAGAGTAGTTGATGATCTTGTCAAAGCTATCATACGTCCATCTGAGACTGGTAACTCTTTAACAGGAGTGACAAAGTGGTTCAATAATATGTTATCAGATCTTGGATGCTCTATGGCAGATCTAGGATTACGTTTAGAGAAGTTCTTAGAGGATCTTATCTTTGGTTATTTGTTTGATATCTACAAAGCTGCTGCATGTCAAGTAGACAAGATGGTTAGTGGAATCCTTAATAAGATTCAGTCTTTAATGCAAGATTTATTATCCAGTATTCTTGGTCCTCTACAAGCTTTACTTGGTGCTATAGCATCACCACTTAATATGATTGGTGAAGCAATCAATTATGTATTGAATCTACTTGGTATCAAGTGTACTGGACCTGATAACAGATGTAATAAGGTCACATCTGTATCTACTAAGTGTGAAACAGATAAGAAGGAGAATTTCCTAGACAAACTACTTAAAGATTTACAAGAGCCGTGGGACGGTGCTGGTGAGGATTGGGCTACCTATACATGCGAAGAAGCATACGAAGGTGTTAAGTTAAAGAACACTGAGGTTACATTTGTTGGTGGTAGACAAAAGACAGATGGATTGGAAGATAGGATAACATATAATATTAGTGACATAAGTGTTAAGGAAGGTGATATAGCAAAGTTTGAAGTTACTAGAACTGGTAAGACTGATATTGCTTCTAGTGTTTTCTGGAGAACTATAGAAGGTACGGCACAATATGTGACCGATTTTGAAGAAGGAAGTGGGACAGTAGGTTTCTCTATAGGAGAAACGAAAAAGTATATTGAAGTGAGAACACTTTATTCCGATGAGATAGAAACTTCAGAAGATTTCTTTGTGTCATTGAGACCAGGAACTCCTGGTGTAGTCACTAGGTCATTTATCAGTAGTCTTGCTAGATGTGTTATTAACAAATCTAAGATAGGATCTAGTTCAGATCCAAATGTAGATCTAGATGACACACCACCTACTCCATCAAGGAATGCAAATGATCCTAATAATTTTGAATTTGGAGAAGTATTTGAATCACTAGCGAATGATAATGATAGTGATACTGTAGAGTCAACACCAGATGGACCAACTTATGCAGTGGAACCTAATAAGAGTTCTGTTGAAGAAGGTGAGTTTGTAACATATACTATAAAAACTACCAATGTTGATAGTGGTACTGTATTACAGTATCAATTATTTGGAGAGGGTATAACTAATTCTGATATTATTGGTGGTCAGTTGAAAGGTCAGTGTGTTATTGAAGATAATAAATCTTTAGTTGTGGTTGGTATTGAAGATGATGCTACTATAGAAGGTGATGAGAGACTTATATTTGCTATAAATGGTACAGATGCTAGTGCTACTGTTCTTATTCAATCTCAGTTGACAGATTTTGGTAGAGAAGATTTGTTGAAAGAGTTGGATGAGTCTGTAGATATTGATAAGACCAATGTTTATACAAAGGCTACTAAACCCATAGCAGGATCACCTATAACTGATCCAGGAGGAGGTATCATACAAGTTCCTATAGAGAAGACTGGTACTGCATACACAGAACCACCTGCTGTCCTTATAACAGGTCAAGGGTATGGTGCTGTTGGAATTGCATTACTTGACAAGAATAGTCAGGTTTCAGAGGTTAGGGTGACAAATCCTGGTTTTGGATATAAACTTAATGCACCACAGACAGAGCAGAAACGTTGTATCATTGATAGTTTTACAATGTTAACACCTGGCACAGGATATACCAGTGCTCCTAAAGTATATGTTAATGGAGACTCAGATGTAGCAGAAGCTGTAGTTGAGAGGGGTATGGTTGTTAGTGTCAGAATTAAGAATAGAGAGTTGACATTTGATGATTATCCACGAGTCCAGATCATTGGTGGTGGTGGATATGGTGCAAGATGGATACCATCATTCAATTGCTTAAGTACCGAAGCACTTGTTAAAGTTGGATCTGCTAAGATTGGTACTGGTTCCTATATTGATTGTCCATAATGCCTTTATCAGAAGTAAACAATAGAAGCGAAGAACTTCAGCAGAAGATGATCAAGGCTGGTCAGGCTGAAGAACAAGATGTTACTATTGCTAGAGAGGTCACTGTTATATTTCAGAATAAACATTATGTTCTGAGAACTGATGGTGGTGACTTAGATGCTAGGAATAAACTAACAGGTCACGGATTTACTATCACACAGTCTGGTGATTTTGTCTATGTCTCTGGTCCAGGTGGTAAGGACAACCCCTGTGGCGGTAGGTTTATGATAAACACCACTGGTGGTAAGTTAGAGAAGCATGGTGGACCTATTATTGTTGAAGCGAATGCAAATAAAACTAATGTTGTTGAGACAGATAATGAAAGTAGCACTGATGGGGTAGGAAGGTCAACAGTAATTAATGGTGATGACAATGAAGACATCACAGCTAATAAGAGAATTGATGCTCTTAATGTCACTATTGAAGCGTCAGAACTATTAACTCTTATTGGTCATAATGGTATTAAATTACAAGCAGGACCAGAGGGTGGTGGTCCTATTTCACTACATGCAGGTACTATAACACAGATTGCTTCTAATAAAGAAGAGTATGTTATAGGTCAGAAGATGGTTGTATCTTCTGAGAATACAGAACTTAACTACGATCCTAGAGGAACTAAAGCATTAATCTCACCAGGTCATCAGAGTATTAAGTATATGGGTGATGTTAAGCATCAAGTCATGGGTGCTTATAGATTAGATGTTGCTGGTGTTTCATCAAGTCCATTGATTGTTGACAAGAAGACTGGTATTGCTATCAACACTAAGGTAGGAGATTTTAAACTTGGAACAGTTGCTGGTAGTATGCACCTAAGTGCTACTGCTGGTGGTAAAATGCCTAGTTTGGATGGTATCAAACCAGGAACTGTTACGATAAGCTCAGCATTAGGTGCGAGTATCAAGTCTAGTACACCTCTTATATCTAAAGTAGTGATAGACACTGGTATTGTTGATATTAAAGCAGGTACTACTGTTGATATAGATGCAACTACGATGGGTTCATTCACTACTGAGACAGGTTTGGATCTCAAATCAAGGGTTGGAGCAGTCAACATTGAGGCAGGTCCAGCAGCAAACGTAGTAATTAAGGGTAGAGTCATCAAACTCAATTAAAACTGTCACAAGGGGTTGACATTTATATAAGTTCATGTTATAAATAACTATACAAACAAATCAGGCCCGAAATTATCGTACCCTGTGCTGATGTACTAACGTTCCCCATGTCGGGGGAATTTTCATCCGCAGGGTCTTTTAGTATCCTTGCGAGACACTCAAACATAAACATGTCTATTAAATCAACAATCGCTGCTGTTGCAGCATCTCCATTCCTTCTCGCTGGTGCAGCTTTTGCTGGTCCATACGTGAATGTCGAATCAAATCTTTCATATCCTGATGGAGACTATTCTTCTGCTGCTACTGATATCCATATCGGATATGAGGGAGTAACAGGTGCTACTGGTAACATTGCTTACTACGTACAAGGTGGTCCTTCACTTAACCATACTGAAACAACTGATGACACTGAAACAGAACTTTCTGGTAAAATCGGTGCTTCTGTTCCAGTAAACGAAGATCTTGCTCTCTACGGTGAGGTTTCTGGTGCTTCTAATGGTGAAGATACAGATGGCGACACAATCATTGATTGGGGTGCTAAGCTTGGTGCTAAGTTCACATTCTAATTGACTAATCAATTAAATGTGTTATAATGGAGGGGGAAACCCCTCCTTTTTTTATGTTAGACGATTTTTGCGATAAACTAGAAGGATTCTATGATAATTGGAATCAGGCATGTAGAAACCCTGCCGTGTGGTCTCATGTCAAATTGCGATGGAAACGCATTGGTGACCATGAGTTTGAATCTAAGCAGTGGTATGAATATCTCGGTGAGGAAAAACACTACAGACTTAAGTGGCATAAAGTATTTGAACAACAAGGTACGATCATAGTACAGAATTGGAAACCAAATTGGGAAGATCATAATCATTGTTGTGATATGCTATTCTTTGAAGTTGGTGATTACTATGCTGGTAAGGTTAAGACAGATGCTTGTATCGTCAATGGTGGTAGAGTAGTATCTATAGTAAAATTTAATGGTTCCTATTATAAGAGTCGGGATCAGGGATGGAAGGATGACAAAGTAGTTTGGGGTAGCGATGTGATCTATAAATTTGATAAAGTAGAATAAATAGTGACGTGACGCTGTTATCATATGGCATTTAAAGGATACGATGTAACATCAAAATACGTTTATTTGTATTTTGAAGATATGCATTCATCAGTCGTTAGAATGTGGTTCATATGTGGAATGCCATTTACATTCGATTCTTTAGATAAAGAAGAATTGGAGAATCCATGGCATCAAGGTGAAGCAGCAATCAACCCAGAATTTACAATAGAACAAATAGAAAAGGTCTCTAGTTATTTGATGGAAGAAGAGATGCATCCTCTCTTATTTGAAATACCTTTAGTTGGAACATTACCTGATGATACCCTTTCGTGAATGCCTTATAGGTAAATTTGATAATCATAATCAAGCATTGCGACATCCTAGTAGATTTGCTAGGATATTGATCCATCACGAGGATATGGGTGATGGGTGGATCTCTGGGTTTCAAGCATATTTTCATAATCCTAAACCCTACAGGAAATATCGAATGTGGGTTACGCCAATTGGGGAAAAATTTCTCGTACAAAATTTTGACTCAGAAGGTTTGACATATAAGGAAGGGTATGATACAATATTTGAGTGGAAGGATGACTATTGGCATGGTCGTTCCCATGATAATGCACAATATACAGTTGATGCTATACTTGATAAAGACAGGTATTATGTGCTAGATAAAGGTGACACTTGGGGTTCTCAATGGGGTCACTTTAAATTTGATAGATCGCCATCATAGCACAGTGGTAGTGCAGGGCTTTTGTAAAGCCAAGGTCGGGGGTTCAAATCCCTCTGATGGCATC